AAAAAAAGATATCTCTTATTATCTCTCTATTACTTTATACGAATACGTATTCGTATAATTAATTAATTAATTAATAAGAGACCTCTTTTTTTTGGTATCTTTTATTTAAACGTTTCTATTAATTTGTTTCGTTTCGTTATCGAGTGCCTTATCTCTTTTTCCTGGATTTACTCATAGACGAGTAATTAAATTTCTTTACTTTCTTTTTGCTTTCTATCACTACCTGGAAAGCGTAGCTTATGTTATCGACCTGGTCGTCGTGTTCTCCGTAAGGGAAAGCGACGAGCTCATCTTCTAGATCCTGGACCCAGGGAGCCTCAGCTCGAAAGAATATACGCCCGGCAGCCATTCGAGCGGCTGCAGGTATAGCCCTCGTTACTTTGTCCCTAGTCCCTGGCTTAAGCTCCTTAACTGGTAGGCCCTCTTTATCAAGAAACTGATAGAGAACTTTACCAGCTCCAACGCTTTCGACCCATTGCGAAGAGGGTCTCCATTTAAGATACTGCTGCCAGAATAGGTTTACCTGGTCCGGGCTTTCGAGCCTGAGCCTTAATAAGTCAAGTAATACCAGGTCGTTGTCTGGAGTCATCTCCCATGTCGCCAGGACAAAATAATCAGCCTTTGAGCTGGCTGTCGCAGCAGGGTCGCAGGTCTGGAAAATCTCGCAGTCATCATATAGGAATTTCCTTTCCCCTAGGTCCACCACTCCGCCCGCTAGGGTAGCATACCGGAAATACTGAGTTTTGAAAATTGCGCCCTCTTCGTCCTGGGGTGTCTGCTGGTAGAGTGCAGCCCACCAATAAGGCCCGAGGGTTTCTTTAATATTTTTGAGTGCTGCTTCATCAAATCTCTGCCTAAAGAGTGCCTCGCCGGGTTTCCTGCCTAGCGGATCGTTTGACCCTGCTAGAGCTGGCAGGTTAATAACGGTCCACTTATGCGCCTCATCTTTGAGGAGCTGCCCGGATAAATCGGCATCATGCCATCGAGTTTGAATAATGACCACGGACCCGCCAGGCTCCAGTCTCGTAAATGCCGTGCTTTTAAACCAGTCCAGGGTCTTGTCTCTGTATCTCTTGCTCAGTGCCTGCTCTGCATTTTTGACCGGATCGTCGATTATAAGCAGGTCTGCACCCTTTCCGGTGATTGCTCCCCCTACTCCTGCGGTCATCATCCCGCCAGCATGTCCTTGTATGTCCCAACGATCCCTAGCAGATGAATTAGAAGCGATTTCTATGCCTAGTTTAGTCGGTCCATGCTCTTGTATCAGAGAGCGGACCTTATAGCCCCAAGAGGCTGCAAAATCAGCTTCATAACTTGTCAGGATAACCCTTTTATCTGGATACTTCGAGAGGTACCAGGCAGGAAAGAATTTCGAGGTTAGTTCGCTCTTTCCGTGTCGCGGGGGCATGAAAATCATTAGGTTTTTAATAACGCCTGCGGCTACCTGGACCAGATAAGAGTCTAATAAAAGCAGGTGATCGGCAGGGTACCACCTACCACCAGATAAAGAATAAGCCAGGCTCGCGGGGGAAACATTCACGGGGGGTGCTGGCAAGCAGCTCATCATCATTACTTATAGTAACACCGTTAACAAAATAAATATTCGTGTATAGATGTTAAGAGGTGCCTATTTTACTTAAAACAAAATTTTATATTAATAGGGTCGTCCTCTGGGTGTGTAGCGTTCCAGGCTGCCTTTAAAATGTTGTGAACGGTCGCCAGGACTTCCTGGTCTACAACATAGTTAAGGGTTTCTGCAGCTCTGAGCTCGGACTCTGAGATCCCGCTCTTTTTGATCCTCTTCTCTGCTCTGGCCCTCGCGTGCTCCCATTCTTTCGATGCCCTGATCGTCTCGGGGGTCACCGGTAGGTGGATCACTCGGTCCTCTGTCCTTATGACCGCTTTTTTAATGTCGGCTATTTCTTTCCTTAGTGCTGCGATTGTGATTTAATAGCCTCCTTGAGTTCCTGGATCTCGGCCCGCAGCTTGTCGAGTTCTGCGTCCTTAAGGATCGCGTTCTGGACCTGTAAAGCCTGTATCAAGGCTCTTATGTACCCTAGCTTAATCGAGTCTCCTTCCTGGACCCTAAAGCGTTTTACATTGATTCTTTTCTGCAGGTTGTATATTAATTCGGAGTTGGCCCTTAACAATCTATCCCGCGTCGAAAAATCCTGGTAATCATCTGTTCTGCTGTTATCGTTTTTCATAATATCTCTTCAAATAGTTTTGGCTTTTAACTGACAGTATATTATATTCCTAAATATTTATACATACCTGTAAATTAAATTCGATAGCTGCAGGCCCTCCATGAGAAAATTTTATAATAAATAGACGCCCTCTTTTAAGTTGGTCATTTAAAATATGCCTCCTGGTCCAGGGGGAAGGGTCGCGCCTTCCTCTCTCCAGGTCTGTTTATTCTCAGGCGATTTAAGAGCTTTTTTCAAGATGGTTAAAGGGTTATTACCTGGAAGGCTCTAAAAGTCCCAGGAAAAGGACGAGGTGAGCCTTCAGGCTCACAAAAAAGAGTTTATTTTACTAATTTTAAGGTGCTCTGCGTCGGGCTTATTATATCGCCCTTCTGCTTCATCTTCTTAATTAAACCCTCAGGGTCTTTTATGCCAGCCTCCAGGCTCATTTCGATGACTCTGTCGAGCTTTGCTTCCTGGTGTACTATATCGGCTTTAGAGAGTCTCTCTATGATTTCCTTGATCTTCTTTATGTTTGACCTCTGACTCCCTGACGTCCCAGCCTCCAGGACAGTAGCGTCTAAGGCCCCGGTATCCGGGTCGATTCCTACCTGGCTTAAATTGTCAATTAGGAGCTTGCAGGCTGCGACAGCATCTTTTAGGTCCACGGTAGAGGATAACCTCATTCTTGCGTGAGCTGTTGCGAGCCTTCGGGCTGCATGTAGAGCTCTAACCGTCACGGGTACGGAGTCCTTTACCTTGCTGCTTTCGTTCCTGGTTGACACGTAGAATTTTGCTATGTAGTCCCTAGCCTCTGGCGTCATTACCGGGAAGCAGTGTGTTTTCGCATAAGCTATGTATTTCCTGAGCAATTCAAGATCTATTAAACCCGGCCCGTTTCCGTCTGTCCTCTCGTCCAGGACGTATAAGGCCAGCTTCTCGTCGAAAGCCTGGTCTGGCACGTCACGGATAACATAAAGTAAATCCATTCTGGAGAGGAGAGCGTCCCCCAGATTAAATTGAGTTGCTATACTTTCGTATTGATCATACCGCCCATACTTTGGATTTGCAGCTCCCAGAAATGCGCATTGAGTCGGCAAGTGTGCAAAGACTCCAGCTTTAGCGATGTCGACGCATTGCTGTTCTAATGCTCCGTGGATCATAGACCTATCATTTTCTTTCATTTTATCGACTTCGTCAACGCAGCAGATACCTCCCTCGAAGTCCTCGGACCCGCTTACCATAGTGAGGGCCCCGGCTTCTATCGCCCATCTACCATCGAAATCGTCATGTACCGCCGCGCCAGTAAGCCCGGCACCGCTCGCAGACTGCCCGGAAACCATTATCGCCCGTGGTGCGAAATCGGCAACAAATTTTAGAATCTGGCTTTTTGCGATACCTGGGTCGCCTACAATTAAAATATGAATGTCCCCGCGCTGCCATGTCCCGTCGTTAAGCCGCCGCCCGGTCCCTGAAAATAGCTGTAAAGCGACGCCCTGCTTAACGTTTTCCATCCCGTAAATCGAAGGCGCGATCGAGTTATATATTATTTTGTCGATGTTCGGCTTCTTCGAAAGCTCGAGGATCTGCTTTTCCTCCTCCTGGCTTATCGGGATGTTCTCGAAATCCCTGGTACTTTTCATTATCGAGTTAGCCACCAGGATAAAATCTAGAAACCTTGTTTTTTTTCCGTCTTTCTTTACCCTCGGGCGTCCCTGCAGGACTCCGACGATTACGACTTTATCGCCAGGCTTGCAGGCTCCGGCAAGTTCCTCGCTGCAGGCAACGTATAGAAACTCGGGTTGTCTGCCTCTGAGCGTGTCTAGTGGTTCCTGGATCTTTAGGATCTGATAGTCGATATATTCGCTTTCATCCTCTTTGATCTTGAAAGGCCCTTTCTTTCCGCAGGTTTCGTTTTCGCAGCCCGCGAAAGGTTCCTGCAGGGCGTCAGTCTCTTCGCTCTGCTCTACTATTGTAACATGTCCGCAGCGTAGACACTGAAAAGCCGTTTTAGTCCTGACTGGTCTTATCTCCGTGGCTTTAGAGACCACGCCGAGGACCGATATCAGCTTATTAAGGTGTTCTTTCCTGAGCCTGCTTATAGGTATCTGCCATGCGTCAGGCATGGAAGTTATACGGACTTCAATATCTGGCAGGTCTGTAGTCGGAAAAGACATACTAGCGATTGCCTCTTTAGCTGCGCTAAAAAACGTGTTCGGGTTATTTATTAGATACTTCGCAAGGTCTAAGTCGTAATTTTCGACATGTCTATACTCTACGTATAAGCTTTTACTCTCTGGGTACTCATAGCATAATTTCAAAAGTTCTTCCCAGTAGCTACCGGGGACTCTTTTCTCACCAGGTTTCGCGAAGTTGAAAACCTGATCTTTACTAAAAAATCTAGGGAGGGTAACCTCCGCTAGGGTTTTAAAATTATATTCCATTGCACCAGCTCCAGGATTTTTACAGATTTTATAGATTATAAAAGAATCTGACCTCCTCTTCCGAAGGTCGGAATTTATGTTCAGTGATAAACGCCTTAATTTCTTTTGCAGGTATGCCGGTAAGAAGCTCCAGCCTCTTAAAGTGATGAGCTCCCATATTGCGTCGGTGGAGTTCCAGTATATTCATAGTTTCGACGACTGCCTGTTCCCTGTTGATTTTTGCGAGCTGTGCTTCTTCCTGCTGTTTACTTGCCTGGGCTTCGAGCTCTTTTAGTCTGTGAAGCTTCGCGGCCCTTTGAGCCTGCAGTATTTCTAACTGCTCGTCTATCTTCCTTATATCGTCTTGAAGCTGGGGAATTTCGGACTTATAAGCCGTAATTTTGTCTAAAAGAGCATTCCGTATAATAGAGGACCTGCTTTCTGGTAAGTGCTCGGCGGCGTCCCATATCCATTTTTCGATTTGGAAAGACCTTTGAATTTTTACCCGGTTCTCTGGTAGTATTGCGTCGACCTCCCCCTCCAGGGTAAAACCCGGCGAGGCGTCCAGATTAGTTATAATTTCATTTAAGTTTATACCTTTCTTTTCTTTCATTTAAATTGGCTCCATGTCTGGTTTTTAGTTGCTAGTCGGTATACGAAGTCATATAAACGTTAATTATACGACTTCGTATAAACTGCAATTATACGAGACAGTATAATCATAATCTATACTGCCTAGTATAATCGGTTATACTATTTCCTTCTCTGGGAAGTCTCTGGGAAAATTCTGCTTAAAGAACTTCTCTACGAGCTTGTTAATATGCAAATTGTTTCTATCTGCGATCTGCCGCAGAGATGCATAAAACTCCTCGTCTACTGTTATTGTTTTGGTTCCTTTCCTAGACATTAGTACCACCTTCTTATATTATTACAATACGTACATATGTACGTATCATATATAAAACTTTCTATTTATGTCTGAAAGTGAAATATTCCAATAAATCGAAACACCTATTCAATATAAAGACATATTATATAATATAGAGGAATTATATTATTCAAAAATCGTTATCTGTTTCCGTTATTTTTAACCTTTTATTTTTAGAAAAACTTCTATAAGTGAACTACCCCACGCTGAAGCAGTGGGGCTTCCTGGTTCATTCCCTGAACTTTTGTTCACAAGTCCCCAGGCCCTTCCCCGCGTTCCGCAGGTGTCATATAACTATAAGATTTTGATCCTGTAAAGCGAATTTTTTAATATTGATAGCTGCATTAACATCTCTATCATGAGAAGTATTACAAGACGGACAAGTCCATTCTCGAACTGCTAAAGTCAATTCCTTATTATGATAGCCGCATACATTACAAAACTTAGAAGATGGTTCAAACTGCCCTATTCTCAATATAGTTTTACCGTACCATTCCGCTTTATATTCGAGTTTTTTAACAAAAGCAGACCATCCAGCATCATATATAGACTGAGCAAGGTTCTTATTTTTCACCATGTTACAAACTTTAAGAGTTTCTAATGCTACAGCTTGGTTCTCGCTTATTAGTTTCTTTGAAAGTTTATGATGAAAATCGTTACGCTGATTACTAATTTTCTCATGCAGTTTTGATAATCGGAGTTTAGCCTTTTTCCAGTTGTTAGAGCCTTTCTGTTTTCGGCTGAGCCTTTTAGAAAGGACTTTCAGCTTTTGAAGTGAATTCTTATAATATTTAGGATTATCGAACTTTTCACCGGTTGATAATACTGCAAAACACTCGATACCAACATCTACCCCGACTGTGGTATTACAGTTGAACGGCTCTTTAATTGGGATGTCTTTACCATCGTCGACTAAAATAGAAATATAATATTTGTGAGTAGCGGATCTTGAAATTGTTGCAGTTTTACAAGTTCCTTCAAACTCTCTTGAAAAGGAAGCTTTAACCAGTCCGATTTTAGGAAGTTTCACTCTATTTCGTTCAAAGTCTACTGTATAATGTTGAGGAATTTGAAAAGATTGAACTGGATTCTTTTTTGATTTGAATTTTGGGAATCCTTTTTTTTCCCTGAAAAACCTTTTAAATGCGTTATCTAAATTACGAATTGACATCTGCAAGGCTTGCGAATTAGATTCCTTTAACCAATCATATCCTTCAACTTTCTTTAGTTGAACCATTCGGTTAATTAAATCAAAACAAGAAAGTGTCTTTTTCTCAGTTTCATAATACTTTATTTTCTGTTCTAAAGCCCAATTATAGACAAACCTACACGCCCCAAACTGCTTTTCAATTTGTTCTTTTTGAGTTTTATTTGGATATATTCGATATTTATAGGCTCTTAACATTTCGTTGGTTCTCCGATTTTATTATAAGGCATATTTACGCTTGGAATTGGCGAGGTACTATGATAATTTCCCTGTATCTATCATCCGCACTACAAATATACCTGTCAGATAAGAGCCACTTGCTTAGGTACTATGATAATTTCCCTGTATCTATCATCCGCACCCATCAATAAAGACTGATTGATTGTGAGGCTCTAGGTACTATGATAATTTCCCTGTATCTATCATCCGCACAAATAGGAAACTTTCGCAAAATTGGATGCTGATAAAGGTACTATGATAATTTCCCTGTATCTATCATCCGCACAGGGTAACCGATACAGGTTCATATCATTTCTTGCTTCATCCTCCTTCGTAACCTCCGGAGTCAGACAAGCTCAAATCAGTGTACCACTGACATTATACTATATGGTTTTACAGATGTTTATAACTTTCTGTAAAGTGGTTATTTATAAGCTAAATGATAAATTGTAGAAAAGAATTATGTAGAAGTTGACGGCTTTCATCCCCGCCCTAAAGAACGGGGTCTTCTCGCCTTCTTAGATAAAAACGTCATTCACGGAAGTTTTAAATAATAAAAAAGGTTATTTTGATATTAAGAGCGGGGTTTATGGTGGTTGCGAAGGGTGGCTCCAGGTCTGGCACCATAAAGCCCGCTAAACTGCCTATTTTTTAAGGTCTTAAACCCGAGAGTGTACGCTCTCTAAATTTTCCAGTGTCTCCTATCCATCGGGGGATTATTGAGGCCCTAAGCCTCAAATATAGAACCATCTTACACATATTTATACGTTTTTCAGATAGTGCTATTATAATGATTATTATTTGAAATAGCCCGCTTATAGTGCTTTTTTCTCAGCATACCGCGGGCGCAGACCCCCTTCCCCCTTATGCGGTCCTCGCTACCCTGGGAGCTGTTCCCGTGGAAATTGAGATCCTATCAAATAAAGCAGGCCAGGAAACTGTCTTCGCCCCCTGGAATTGAGGAAATAATAAAGAAGCTTTTATAATCCGAGTCGAGACAACTTTCTCGCCTTCGTGGACCAGGAGAATATAAACCCCGTCGTTTTCGATTAGCTCATCATGTTGAGAGCCTTTGAACCAAAAACGCCCGGATCTCTCGCCCGTGTAACTATTTATTGTCCTCTGGCAGCTCTTTACCTCGGCCGGTTTCCCGTTAAAAGTGAGTATACCGTCGATTTCTTCGCCTAAATATTCGAACTCTGGCAGTTTTTCTTTTAGCATGTTTTCGCATAAAATCCCGTTATGGTATGCGATCGACGCACTTTCAGGGGTTGGGGTCATTTTGCGACCCCCGGAGTATAAACCCTTTCCAGGTCCTCGGACAGCTCTAAGAGCTGGAGCCTTTCTTCGATTGATATGTTAGCATCTTTAGCTCGGCTGAAATTCCCGCTTTTTAGGTCAATAACTAGCCAGTCCTGACAGGGAACCGACGGGTCTATATGGACCTCAGTATTTTCTGCCAGTTTCATTTTTGCCGTGGCTTTTGAAGGACTTATATTAATTTCAGGGTGCAGGCCCTTAAGCTCTTTGAGTGCCTTTTCTTCCTCAAACATTCTCGGACCCCTCCTCGGTATAATCTGCCAGGCAGAGGTCGCGTATTTTCAAAGCCTGTTCAAAGCTGTTATTAAGCTGTTCTCTTCCGTTTCTGTTCTCTGCTTCCATAGTCTCCACTCTCTGAGGTTTTACAAAATAGTGTCAAAAATCAATGACTCTGACCGGCGAGGAGTTGCGAAACTTAGGGATTTTATATCATCCCATAGCCGCATATTTGCAGCTACGCGGGCCCCTAACTCTGTCGGCATGATCCCAAGGACATGAAGATCATAAACGACGTTTTCCTCTGGCTCGCTTTCGGTCCGTAGTACCTGCCCGATAGCGTCCAGTATACTGGACGCATCGGTTTCTCTAAAATAAACTTTTTTATCATCTTCGAACCTGGACCCCACGGAGTCCGGGAGATCCTGGAGCAGATCAAATTTAATTTTTTTAACTTTTGGTCTGGTCTGTAGTATATCGCTAACGGGTGGCTTCATCTGACATCATCTCGTAATTTTTTAAGCACGCGGGGGAAGTGCTCGAAAGGTTGCTGGATACTCCCGCCCGGATTCGAACCGAGGGTCGAGGGGTCCAAAGCCCCCCAGGCTTGACCGTTACCCACGGGAGTAAGAAGGCCCCCAGGATCGGGGGCGAGTTTTTACCTTAAAATAAAGAGATATTGCTGACTTATTTTTTTAATGTGATTTTGTACTGGTGGTTTCGGTTGCTGGTTTTTTGCGATCCCTCCTGTACTTTTATTATTTTGTGCAGCCGCCTGGATTCGAACCGGGCCCTTTTAGGGTGCCTATCGTTTTTATTAACGGCTACATGGTGGGAGCCCCGAGGGGCTCCTTATCCTGGTGTTTTGGACTTATGCAAATTTAGGAAGCATTTATCGTTATTTTCTTTAATTTTCGGTTAATCGACAACATTGTCGATACCTTTAAATACATATTCAATTAATATGATATGATTGGTGTCTCATCTGACACACCCGGAGTCTAAAATCGCGGGGGGAACGCTTTTTTAAAACTCCGGGGTATCATTGTTAGAGACCCTCTTCTTTTCTGATCGCCTGGCGACCTTTGAATATAATATATCTGATTGTCTCGCTCTGGTTTTTGTGGCCGAAGTGCTTTTTAAATCGCTCTACATCGTCCACGGCTTCCTGTACTAAATACACGCTGGTTATTGGTATAATAAAGCCTCCTGTTCTGTGTGTACCTCTCAGAGGTGTATTTACTCTATACGCTGATATCCTATATAAATCTTATTAAATGTGCTTGTAATCTTATACACATCTTAGTAGAAGTCTTAGTAGAAGTTAATAAGATTAACATTATTTTAGTTTGTTAGAGCAGATCTCATTAAAAACGGATAGGTTCTTATTATAAACCAGTTTTATTTTTCGTTATGGAGGAAAGTGTATGGAGGAAAGAGTATGGAGGAAAGTGTATGGAGGAAAGAGTATGGAGGAAAGTGTATGGAGGAAAGTTTAAAGAAGGCAAAGTTAAGCGCGACCATAAGCCCTTATTTAAAAACCTGGATGCTTGACAGGGTCAATAATAAAGACTTCGTTTCGACTTCGGAAATAACCGAGTTGGCGATCGCAGAATTTAAAAGAGGATATGAAAGTTACAAGGAAATACAGAAAATGAGAGACGAGATAGAAGAATTAAAAGCTCGCCTCGACTCTCTGCAGAAATCTGTAAAAGGAAAATAAATATTATATTTCTTGTTGTCGTTAATCTTTTACTGCGTCCAGGACCATTTTACCGAGCTCATGGAGCTCTGCCTCTGTATAACCTCCTGCTTTGAGCTCTGCGCCTCTCTTAAGGATCTTCCCAGCCTCATATATTGAAACGTTACCAAGAGACTTATATACCTCAGCTTCCAGGCTCTTATAATCACTTATGAGTTTAGCGTTTTCGCATTCAAGCTTTTTGAGCTTGTCCTCCAGATCTGCAGGCAGGACTTTAAAGCCCTTTGTTTTTAAGAATCCATACAACGCCAGGATGACGGTAAAACCGCCACCGAGCAACCCATCTAGGAAAGATATTTCCATTTTTAATCACTTCCTGGTTAAACATTCTTTTATATCCGATACCTTTAATCCCGCTATCAATCCGATTATAAAAGCAACCGGAAGGAGTAAAGTACCATCCTGCCCGGTTACTATGAGCTGATACTCCATCGAAGCAATGGCATAGATAGCCCCTAACCTGACGATCTTTTCGACGATCTGGACCGCGTCTTCTGATAATTCTGGTAATGTTAAACCTAGCCTCATAATGTAGCCTCACTATATCGTTTTTAAAAATAAATCCAAGGGGTTTAGCCCATAACCTGACGATCTTTCTTAACGTAAATTTCGATTTCTTGAACTGTATTTTTAATTTTATTTTTTATGTTCTCCGCGTCTGTCTCCGAAGCGCAGGGGATAACGAGATAAGCTATAATTTCCGGGTCTCCTGGGTCTTCTGGCTCCTCCGGGTCTTCGACTGTTTCCATAGAGTAAGTATAAGAAACGTAACGAATCCTAGTTCTTATCTTAGTGTCCGAGGTCGTAAGGTACCACCTTAAAACGATACTCTCCCCGGCTTCCGCCTCGAAGTCTACCGCCTTTTTTTGCTCCTCATATTGGAGCTTAGTACCTTCGAAAACTGCGATAGTCGTTTCCTCTCCTTCTCCAGCCTGGGCCGTTACCGTAGCCGTACAAATTGCCCCGGCTCCATCTACTGCAATAAAAAGTGAGAGCTCCTCTAATTTTATTTTCTTCCCGGTCTCGCCTTTGATTGTTTCGGTTTTTTGTAAGCAGTTTCTTTTCACTTTGTCGCATTTTACATATATAGTTGAGTAAACGCGGTTAGTGTCCGTTATTGTGGGCATGCTTTATTTCCTCCTGAAAATTTGGAACTCTCCAGCAGCCTTTTTTATTGTTGTGAGCTGGTCATCTTTGCATGTAATAAATACCTTGCAGGGCTTACCGAATCGGTCTCCCTCTCCAGTCACATTATAATAATTTCTGAAATTCCCGTCGAATATGTTGTCAATCGACTTGACCGTATACTTATCCGGTATCAAATTCGCGATCGCAGCACCGGACCCCGGGCCTACAGTTACGCTTTTCTGAGTATCTTTAAACAGGTTGTTTCTTAGCTCTGCTTTGTAGCCTTTTCCGGCTGAGACAGCACCAGAAACATAAGGACCGAAAACAACGCCGTAACCTTTGCAGGAATGGAATGTATTATCGAGGATCTGTATGTCGTTCCAGCCGTCTATCGTAAGACCGCCGACGCCCGAAATATGTTTCATATTTCCACAATTATAAAACGTATTTTTCCGGATTGTGATTTTAGAAGCTGCATTTACCGACGGGTTAAGCCTGCTTATTATCCATATTGCAGGCCCGTAGGTCCCCTCGAAATAGTTATTTTCGACCAGGATGTTAGACGACGTTAACGAGGTATGCGAGACTTCAAACTGGAAGCCAGGAGAGGAGGCCAGGCCGCCGACTTTGTTATATGTCTGGTTGCCGTGGACGTGCCCGTTATGAACATGCCTTAATCTTATCGCGCTGTTTGTCCTGAGCTCGGTATAATTACCCCAGGCTTCGACGTCCGAGCCTCCATCTACGTAAAGCCCATCGTGCCCACACTCGATAACCGTATTATTATAATATCTCACCCCTTTACAATTTGTGAGCCTGGCAGCGTCTCCGAGTGTCTTTTTTACAGAAATCCCGCGAATAGTTATATTTGCACCGTTTTTTAACCCTATAAAATTATGATAACCCTGTCCGGTCCTGGTAGGGGAAGCCGTCCCGCTGTGTCCTCGCCAGGTTGGGGTCGCATCCTGGTTCTGGTCATTACCAAAAAACCCGATATTTTCGATAGTAATGTCTCTTATGGTGCTGTTTTTCTGTCCGAATATGGGGACCATTTTCTTAAACACGTTAGGGTTTACATTATCCTTTAGAGTAATTAGGACGTTTTTTTCTGCTGTGATTATAGTCCCATCATTCAATTTCAAAGGAGTATCCACCGTATACTTGCCCTCAGTAAACAAAACCCTGTTATATCGTTGACCGCTCCCGATTTTATCGAATGTACTCTGTCTAAGCGTCCCTTCACTTAAAAT